GGCCAAGCGAGGCAGCGATAGCCACCTCGTTAGCGTAGTGTCTTGCGAAGTCGGATTTGGTGCGAAAGCCTTTCAGCCACGCCTGTCTCAATACGTTGTCAATGTTCATGTCAGTGTGTGTCGGCCCAGGTCTTTCCAACCTTGAACTCAGCTCCAATCGGTACTTTGAAATCAAAGAACGTGCCTGCTCTACTAGCGCACTCAACGACTCTCTTTCCGAAGTCATCAGCAATTTCATCCCTTACTGCCCACTGAAGTTCGTCATGGATGTAACCCAGCAGGGTGAAGTCACCATCCCAGCCGTACTTTAACCCAACCGCTTGGGTTTCCTTGAAGCACTCCACGATCCACTGCTTAGAGATCAGCGCCCCGGCACTCTGTAGGAGAGTGTTCAGAGCAGCGTGTTCCGAGCGGATGGCAAGCCTTCTCCCATCGAGGCCGATGAGATAGCCGCGCTCCTTCACCTTGCGACCAACAGCGTCCCTAAGGTTCTTCAGCGCAGGGGTGGCCTCTAGGAATGTCTTGCGGAGCACTCCACCTTCCTTACGTCCCTTGCCAACGATAGAGCCGATCTTCTCGTCTCCAGCGCCGTAGAGAAACGCATAGATGAAGGTCTTGGCCTGATCCCGAGTCTCTAGCCCTGCCGCCTTCTGGTTCGCCGTGTGGATGTCTCCTGTGAGTAGCTCCCGGCTATACTCTCCGCCATCCCACTGAGACATGAAGTGAGCGAGGCATCGGAGTTCGAGGCCAGACAGGTCGCAACCGACCATGGAAAACCCAGGCAGCACGGTAAAGAGTCCACGGCACTCTGGGCCGTAAGGACTTCGCACACTTGGCACTTGAGCCAAGTTTGGGGCTTGATGGGTGCAGCGGCCTGTGATGGCTCCGTTGGTGTTGATTGATCCATGAATGATTCCGTTCTTTTCCAATTTAAGCCAGGCCTGGTCGCCTTCAGCCAGTTGCCCAATGCGCTTCTCCAACAAGAAGTAGTCTGCGAGTTTCTCAGCTTCTGGGTATGGGAGACCACGGAGCGTGTCCTCGTTGACCACAGGCTGACCGCCGGGAGTGAACTCCGTGGGCTTCCAGCCATACTTGTGGATCAACCTGTCACCGATCTGCTGACGGGACGAAGGATTGAACTCGATGATCTTGGGCTTGAGCTGCTTGCCAGTCTTCTCCGAGATCCGCTCGATCACGAGGGTCTCAAAGGTCTCCTTCATCTCCCGCTTGAGAGACTCCCGCTTCTCCACGAGGGTGGCGTAGAGATCTGCTCCTGCCTTGGCGTTGAAGGGCCAGCCCGAGGCTGACATCTTGGCGCAAGCCCAAGCGGTCTTATGCTCCAGCTCAATGGCCTTCTGGCTGTACTCAGCCATCATCAAGCGGATGTAGAGGGTCTCGGTGACATCCACATCCCGCTTGCAGTATTCCAGCATCTCGGGGGTGAAGACATCCCAGGCGTCCTCTTGCTCACCATACTCGCCCTTCAGCATACCGAGCCTGTAGCCCCAAGCCTTGAGGCTATGGGAAGCCCACAGCTTCGTGGGCAACAGGCCCTTCTCCACATTACCGCCATCGCGCTCGCGGAGGTCGCTATAGATCAGGCGAGAGAGGACCAAGGTATCAATCACATTGTCGGGATTGAACTTGAACCACGGGTAGAGCCGTTGGATGATCTGTAGGTCAAAGTTGATGATGTTGTGGCCCACGAGCGGCAGGCCTTCCTCAAGGTGACTAAGGCTCAAAGCACGGAGGCTCTCTTCCACCTTGTCGGGACCATCGGCCCATACTCTGCCAGTGTCTGTGTGCTTGAATACGAGGCAGTGTATCTTTGTTGCGTCCTGCTGAAATCCGTCCGTCTCAATATCAAATATGATTGCTTGCTGCATACCGTCCTTTCGCTGAAGTGACTAGGTTAGATATTACTGCTCGAAATCCTCAACTTCTCCGTGCTGGATCATAATGCGGACGAACATCACATCGATCACCAGCGTGTGAACGCCAGCCATTTCGGGGTCCACATATTCAAAACCCAACATCATGCCGCAGATAAAACTGAAGTTAATTGTAGTGACTTTCAAAATGTATACGCCTCCTGCGTAAACGGCTGCTCTGTCAAGCGGCCTGTCTCTCTATTGTAGAACAACTCCCCGGCAAGCCCTGTGTCTCCTGAGAAACGATTCTTCAGGACCCTGACTGTCGTGGTGTTGCTTTCCTCTCCCTGCTGATTGCGCTCTAGGCCGATCACGATGTCCGACAACTGAGCGATGGCATGGGAACCCCGAAGCTGCGACAGGCTTGTCGTCTGTCCCTCTTCGTGACCCTTGTTGCCCTCAGGTCTCTTCAAATGCGAAACGAGAATCATTCCTATTCCCGTCTCCTCGACCAGTGTGCGGAGATGGGTCATGGTCATGTCGATGAGTCGTCTTTCATCGCCAGTTTCAAGGCCAGAAACAACAATGCTAAGGTGATCCAAAACAATCCAGCCGCACCCACAGCCTTTGGAGAGGAAACGAATACGAGATAGAAGGTTATCGATGTCACTAGAACCCCAGTGATCATAAAGATAGACCCTGCCAGAGCCAACAGTAGCGTCAAAAGCAGACTTGAGATCGTGTTCACTTACGCCCTCCCTTGAAATGTGAATGGGCTTATTCATGCTGATGCCCATAAGGCCCAGCGCAGTCCTGCGTGGATTCTCCTCCAGCATGATCATCCCCACCGACTCGTGTTCATCCACGATTAGGTGGTGGGCGATCTCCCTGACGAAGGCAGACTTACCAATGCCGCTGCCAGCAGTGACGGTGACAAGCTCACCCTTGCGGAGTCCCTTGGTCTTCTCTTGGAGCGCCCGATAAGGGTAGCTCACCGAGACCACGGCATCCTCTTTGGCAACCTGCTCCCACAAGTCCTTCCCCGAGATGATTCCATCGGGTCGGAACTCCTGAGCATTCCAGATTGCCTTGATGATCTCTTGCCCACGCCCTGCCAGCAGCAGCTCGTTGGGGTCCTTCATGGGTAGCGTTGCAATCTTAGCCACCCCGGGCTTCAGGATCTCAGCGCAGAGTTTAGCGGCCTCCTGCCCAGGCTCGTCCATGTCGAACATAATGACCACGGACTCGTACTGTTCCAGCCACTCCAACTGCTGCCTGAAGGCCCTGACAGCTCCCTGCGCTCCGTTAGGCACGGAGACCACAGGCCACTTGTTGCCCTGAACCTGGGAGACCGAGAGAGCGTCTATCTCTCCCTCGGTGACCACCAGGATCTTCGCAGGTCCCCAAAGGTTCTGACCAAAGAAAGGCAGTTTGCCGCCCTCCCCGATCACCTGAAAGTTCTTGTCCTTGTCGCGGACCTTGCAGGCAATGAGGGTGTTGTCCTTGTAGTAGGGATAGAAGTGGACCTTCTTGCCCTTCAGAGAACCCACCCTGACTCCGAACTTCTGACAGGTTCCCTCTTCGATCCCTCGTGCCAGCAATGGCGTGACCTCGGCCTCCTTATAGGGCTGGAGGTCTGTGGGGATCTTCGGGGTCACCTTGTTCCCGGCTTCGCCCTCTCCCGGCTCGTAGTGACCGCAGCCAAAGCAGTAGCCATGGCCGTCTGTGTATCGTGCTAGGTTGTCTTTAGATCCGCAGTCGGGGCAAGGCTCGTGTCTCAGAAATTCGGATTCATTCATACCCACTCAATTCGTTTATTCAGATCAATAATAATGTCATGCGCCGCTTCATCTCCTACCTGAAAGGCGCAGTACTCAAGATACGGAATGACATCCCTGTGCAGGAACTCTGTGAGGCTGACGTATTGCTGCATGGAAAAATCCAGCGCCTCGTCAAGGTCCTCACAGTGTTTCTCAAAGGTGTTCTTAAGGTCGTCCAGTCGGCAACCGTGGTCGCACTTAAGCAGTGGTTTCCCCTTCGACATATTCGTCACCCCCATCAAAAGGCCAGTCGGCATCAAAGCCGTTCTCCTCGCGGATTCGATCAACCTTTTCGTTGAAGGACTCGAACTGAACCTGCTGCCCAATGTCGTATCCGTAGACAGTGCTAAGGAACGAAA